TACTATGACAGGCGAATGGCACGAATGGTCAAATCACGTTTTGGCCGACCTAAAAAGGTTAGAGCAATCTAGCAATCAAATTAGCATTCAATTGCAAAAAATAGAAATAGAGATAGCCACACTTAAAGTAAAGTCGGGGATATTTGGAGCTGTGGGCGCGTCAATTCCTGTAGTTGCTATGATTTTATACGACATGATAATTAAAAAATAAGAGGTATATATGCTAGACACATTACTACTTGCCCTGCCCTATGGAATAGGTCCGTGGGCCTATTTGGTAGTGCAGCTCGCTAAGTTGCTGCCGGCGGTAATCACTGCTATTAAATCAGATCCAAACCCTAATAATAAATCAGCTCCAATTGTAGTTGATAAAATTAAAAAGATCATAACCGTAGGGGAACCAACGGAATTGAAAAATATATGATAGTAAAAGATTTAAACCCAAAACTTAGAATACTTACAAAAGAACAAACCGAAAACTTATCTGAGTTATTCCGTAGAATAACTTTACTTGAAGAATTAATTGAAATGGAATTTACCGTTATTTCCGGTTTTAGAACTCCGATGGATCAATTAAGAACTAATCCTAAGAATCCAAAGAGCGCCCATTGCGAAGGAATGGCAGTTGACCTCAAAGATAAAGAAGGGGTTATCTATGATTTTCTCATAAACAACCCCGATATGGTAATTAAGCTTGATTTTTATATTGAGCAAAAAACCTACACTCCGGGTTGGATACATTTACAAACAAGAGCAACCCACAATCGGTTTTTTAAGCCTTAAAACTTCTTATTCTTTTTCGGCGTCTTGCTGCAATGCCAAATGAACCGAAGTAAGAAGTGATTTCACGGCCTCTTTATCGCCCTTTTCTATAACTCCTGAAATCATAGATTTTAATTCTCTTCTTTGTGAAAATGGCAAATTACTCAATATTTTAATTATGGCTTCAATTATAGAAATGAAGTCCGGTATGTGCATTACTATCCAAATTACAATTGTAATCCATGTCATAATTAAACTCCCTGTTTTTTTAAAAGCTCAAACGCAAGGCTTTTTACTGGTAATAAAAATGCAGTGACAAACGCCTCTAAATTTTCTTTTTCTTCTTCTGGAATTTTATCAATTCCGTTAATAGCGGGAACCAAATCAAGTATTACCGCCTGAAGAAGTACCGGCAAATCAGATCCAGGTTGCCATCCGTCAGAAAGTGACTGTTTAATACTAACTACAAATTTTTTCAAACCCAAAGCTAACTCGTAGGCCTCTTTAGATACTTTTTCATTTACTTCAATTAACATGTTTTTCTCCTTTTTTTTTATTGTTAAGCAATAGTACTTAAATTTTACCAAAATGGAATGTAACGATCAGTTCCGTTGATTGTAATTTTAACGTAACCAACGGCATTTCCGGCGGTTCCAGTTGGACCATTTGCAAGAGTCAAAGCGTCCGCGCCCGTTGTGCCCGTGTCGGTATTTAAAATATGCTTTGGGTTTTCTGATGTCGCGCCTAAAGTAATAATCCCACCGTCAGCAATTTTCATTACTACCGTTGAATCATCTGCAAATCTTGCGATGTCTTGGGCTTGGGCATTGTTTGTAACATAGAGCGCAGAAATAATTCCACTAGGCGGGAATACAGTATAATTATTGCTTGGCGCTAATTCAAAAAATCCGCCAATAGCCGTTGATGGTGTTCCGCCCGTTCCCGCCGATCCTTGAGTTCCTATTAGTCGTGGATTGCTACCAACCCCCTCACTAGCAATGCCTACCGCTCCGTAAACATAATTTGCCTTCGAGCCAAGAAATGCCCCTCCTCCGTGCGTGGCACCCGCCGCTGTACTGTTTTCTGCAGAATACCCGCTAGATCTGACGCCCCAATTTCCTCCGCTGCCATCGGCATACCCTGTTTGGGTATTCCCGCCCGTATTATTTAGAATAGTCATTCCCACAACGTTTGTAGTTATGGTTCCGCTTAGGGTGCTTGAGTACGATCCGGCATCGGATAATGTAACGCTAGAATTTTGTAACGTAGATCCTCCGGTGCCATCAGCGCGAAGTAGTGCGTTATCAGTTGCCCCGGTAGATCCGCTAATGCTACCGCCCGAAGGGGTTGCCCACGTGCCGTCACCTCTCCAAAAAGTAGAAGAAGTTGCACTTGAACCTGAGTTTAATTTAGAGACTGGTAAATTTCCGGTTACGTCGCTGTTTGCTAAATTAACCGCCGAGTAACTCCATGATCCTGCTGCAACGTGTGCTATTCCGGTTGATGCTGAGGAATCCCCGCCTGTTCCCCCTTTTTCATTTGAAATAATAGTTCCACCCCATGTCCCGGTTGTAATAGTTCCTACCGTAACCAAACTAGAACTGCCTTCTACAGGAGAAAGATCGGAAACCGTCAATAGACTAGATGAAAGGTTACTAGATCCATCAGTTAGAACAATTTTATTTGCTGTTAAATTTGATAAAGTTAGTCCAGCAAAACTAGGAGTATCGGTAGTATTCAAATCCTGATCGAATGGAGGTATCACACCAACAAAAGTAAGATTGCCTGACCCGTCTGTAGTCAGAAGCGCTCCAGGTACCGCATCGGCTACCGGATAAATAAGGCCCGCTACAGTTAGTCCAGAAAAACTAGGAGTATTGGTAGTATTTAAATTCTGATTGAATGGATTTGCACCACCGCCGCCGCCACTGCTAGAAGTGCCGAATGACCCCCCAGCGAATACCGCCATAGAGCACAGGGATAAAATTAAAATTAGCTTATTCACGAAATCCTCCGGATTATTTTTGTAAAGGCGAGATATTTTAGATTCTTTAACTATAGCAGAAAGATTATGGGCTAAGAATCTGTCATGCAAAACAAATTTAAATTACGTCAGTTGCACCGTATTGATTTTTGAATCATTTGTGTTGTACTTAAAAATACCTGCCCTAAATTTTAAGTAAATTACATCAGTTTAAAATCGGATCTATATGGCTAAAGGCAAAAAAACAGGCGGACGTGATTTTGTAAAAGGTAAAGAAGGTGGGCCAGGACGCCCGCCGATTGAAGGCGACTTAAAGGGCTCATCTAAGTTCTGGAAGTCTGAATATTTACGTCTAGTGCAGAAACTCGATGAAATGAGTATCACTGAGATCGAATCAATCGCTAGAAACAGAGAGACTAAGGGACTTGAAATGCGCGTTATAGCAATATACGCGAAAGCAATTTCAGGAAGCCTACCGCACGCGGAAAGTATTTTTGATAGAACAATGGGCCCAGTGGCTACAAAAATCAGCGGAGATGAAGACGCGCCGCCAGTACATTTACATTTCACAAAATATAAACCGTGAAAGAAATCCCACTAACTGAAAAGCAGTGGCAATTTGCTGAATCAATTGAAAAGCATTCCGTCACTTTGTACGGTGGGGCTAAGGGCGGGGGGAAATCTCACGGGTTAAGGCTAATCATGTTAATGCGCCGTCTCGAATATCCCGGGAGTATTGGATATATTTTTAGGCGCACATTTCCAGAACTAGAATCTAACCACATCTCGCCCCTTTTTGAGCAGTTCCCAGAATTACGTCAGTACTACAACGAGGGAAAAAAAACGTTGCGGCTTCCTAATGGCTCACAACTTAGATTTGCATACTGCGGTCCTAAAAAAGACCTAATGAAGTTCCAAGGTAGGGAGATGCATGATTTAGCCATAGAAGAAGCGGGTGATTGGCCGCATGACTATTATGATTTTTTACGTACTTGTAACCGCTCTTCTCGTCCTCACATCAAGGCTAGAACGTTACTTACCGGAAACCCCGGAGGCATAGGGCACAAGTGGCTTAAGCGCCTTTTTGTAGAAAGAAAATATGAAGGAAATGAAAAGCCTTCTGACTATAATTTTATTCCAGCCCTTGTCTCAGATAATCCAGCACTCGAAAAGTCCGATCCTGATTATAAACTACGTCTTTCATCCCTTAAAAACGAATTACTGCGCAGAGCGTTCTTGTATGGCGATTGGGATATTCAGGCAGGCCAATTTTTCAATGAATTTTCGAGAGACATACATGTCGTAAAACCATTTAAAATTCCTCGTCACTGGAATTGGTTCGGTTCATACGACTACGGGTTTAATCACCCCTCAGCGTGGCATTTCTGGGTGTGTGACGAAGATGGAAATGTTTATCTAGTAAATGAAATTGTCAGAGCGAAAATGCGAATAGATGAACAGATTACATCAGTAAAAGAATATTTAAAGAAAATGACTGAATCGGGCGAGCGTAATGAGGGCGGGATAATTTTCTGGGCAGGTCATGATTGTTGGGCACAAAAAAAAGGCGGTGATCCAACAATATCTGAGGACTTTTCGAAGCAGGGCGTCTTATTACGTCGGGCGAATATTGATAGAAAACAAGGCGCTTCACAAGTTAGAATGTATTTAGCCCACAAAAAATTTGATGATGGAAAAAAAGAAGGCCCACGAGTTTTTATTTTCAGTCATTGTGAAATCACAATTGATTGTTTGACAAGAATGACACACAATCCTGATAACGTTGAAGATGTATTGAAGGTTGATGCAGTTGATGGTGATCCTATGACTGGGGATGATCCATATGACTGTTTCAGGTATGGAATAATGAGTAGGCCTACTATCTCAAATATTCCAAAGCGTGACAGAGGAAATTCATACGATAGAGAGGAAGTAATAAGACCTTCATGGCGAACAGTCTAGAAACAAAACAACACCCTAAGCTTAAAAAGCTAAAAGCTGATTTCATTTCCGATTTTAAATCCGAACAAGGCTGGCGAAAAGACAAAGAAGAATACGGAAGCTTTTACGATGGTGATCAATTAAGCGATGAAGAAAAAAAAGCACTGGAAGATAGAGGACAGCCTGCCGTTGTAATTAATAGAATTAAGCCCAAAATGGACGCAATCTTTGGTATTCAAGAAGCACTCACGGTCGATACAAAATGTTATCCCATCGGCGATAAAGAAAACGAAGCCACAGAAATTAGCGAAGAATTACGTCACATAGAAGACGGTAGCGATTTTGATTTGCAAGAATCAATGGCGTTTGAGGATTTATGCATCGACGGACGCGGCTGGTTTAAGATTTTTAAAGAGTTCGACGGAATAGATGGAATTGATAAAGTTAAGCATGTCTCAAATGAAAACGTAGTCATCGATAGATACTGCTCAAGTGAAGATTTAAGAACAGGGGAGCTAAGAACCGCTAAAAGACTTCATGAAACGATATGGTTTGATTTCGAAGATGCAGTAGAAACGTTTCCAAAATATAAAGAAGAATTAGAAATAGCTATTGCCCGTCCTGAAATGGCATCCCCCATGCTTTCAGAGAAATTAAAAGAGTTTAATCCCGATCAATATAGACAAAAAGGTGACACAAGCGGTGCCGATGAAGCCGAGCTAGAAGAATTTTCAAGCTTTGTTGATAAAAAAAGAAAACGCATTCGTCTTGTAACTACATTTTATAGAACACCCGTTGTGACTAAGTATCTAAAGCACGCTGGCGGCACAGTCGATGTGACTGAAATGGAAGAATCCCAAATGAAAAAGCTACTGAATGAGCTAGAAGGTGCCACGTCATGGACAGAGACCAGGTATTCTCTTAATTCATGCATTTTTGCATGGAATGTAATTTTAGAGGAAAAGTATGATATTAGACCATATGACAAGGCGGGTAAGTTTCCGTTAATTCTAGTCCCTGCATACGTCACACGCGACAAAAAGAAAAAGCATTACGGGCTTGTTAAACAGCAGATGGATCCACAAAGAGAGGTAAATAAACGCCGCTCTAAAATGCTGCACCTTCTTAACGTCAATCAAACATGGTTCGAAGAAGGCGCTTTTGAGAATGAGTTAGTAGCACGTAAAGAAGTCGCAAAACCTGATGGATGGATTAAATACAGAAAAGAATTCAAAGTGGAACCAGTACGCCATTCAGAATTAGCCGCATCGCAATTTCAATTACTCCAAGAATCTAAAAATGAAGTTGATTCAAGTGGTGTAAATAAAGAAATTGAGGGGCGCTCTAACTCTACGTCTGGCAGGGAATTCCAATTACGTCAGCAGCAATCGATGCAAAGTATAAGAAAACTATTTGTAAACCTTCGCGCAGCCAGGAAGCGCGTCGCCGCATATTTATTGGACGAAATACTTTATAGAAAACCTGATTTAGAAGTAAGAAAATATGATTTAATATTAGATGAAGCGCCGGAAACGACTAACTTGATGTCTGAAACGTTTGACACGCTGGCAAGTCTAGCAAAGTCTGGTATTCAGATTCCTGTAGAAATGCTGGTTGAGGCAAGCCCGCTTTCGGGAAATAAGAAAAAAGAATTTTTAGATAGGCTCGCACAGCAGCAGCAAATGCAGATACAGCAGCAGCAGATGATGGCGATGCAAGCTTCTGGGCAAATGCCAGGATAAAAGAGTTTTGATTTAAAAAAATTTAAAGATGCTCACGGGTAGCTCCCGTTGCGGCGAAAGCCAATAGTCAAGAGCGTCTAGAATCCTAATGACTAGGGGATATGGGCTTTAAGGCTTGTATCCCTTTTTCATTGTGGGCTTCTTAAAAAGTTTCCAAAGACTAGGGGACTGATGATGCAGAAATGCGTTTGTCAGTCCACTTTTTCTTTTTCAGTGACGCCGACTGTAACGGGCGATTGAGACACGGGATGACGCCGGATAATCGGTCAATTCGAGAGATAACTCGTTAAAAATCGAGAGGGATAACAATGTCAGAAGAAGTCAAAACAGTAGAAAAGATAGAGACGCAGCAATCGACATCCATGAGTGATGCTTTAAAAACATCCATCACGGAACCGCTAGCTGCTCCGAGTACTCCTATTGAAACAGCGCCCGTTCCAAAGGTTGAGACAGCAGTTGAAGTGAAGCCTGCTATCGAAACCAATACAGATAAGGCGCAGCCAGAAGCGGATAAAGCCGTTTCAGGAGTTTTAAAAGGAATACAAGCTGAAAGAAAAAGACGACAGGCACTAGAAGAAGAATTGAAGGAGCTGAAAAGCAGATATCAATCTGAAAATCTCTATTCGCCCGTCATCGAGGAAGTGCCACAAACTCACAGTCAACCAGACTTTGAAAATAAGGTGCTCACCATTTCTGAGACGCAGGCTCGCGCCGCGCATCCAGACTTTCAGGAAAAATTCGATCTGTTTATGGAAGCTACTGTCAATAACCCATCCCTCGCGCAAATGATCATGAATAGCGATCACCCAGGTGAGGCAGCATACCAGGCGGGAAAAACCCTACAGGTGCAGAAGAAGTACGGAAATACTTTGGACGAACAGATCGAGAATATCCGCAAGGAAACTCGTGAAGAACTGAAAAAGTCCCTTCGTGCTGAAATCGAAGCTGAAATGTCTGGCAAGGTCGCAACAAAACTCAATCACCCAACAAACATACTATCGGCAAGATCAGCGAGCGGCGGAGATGGGAGAGGCTCATTTCAGCCCGCATCGTTTAGAGATCTTCTTGGTAATAAATCGAGGTAAGAAATGTCAGATACATCAATCACAACAAGTCATGCAATTGCAGCAGAGCAATTTAATGACTACGCGTTTCGCGAATACGTACAAAAAATAGTTCTTAAACCATATATGGGCATGAGTTCTGAATCCGTGGTTCAAGTACAGGAAATTCTATCTAAAGCAAAGGGTGACGCTGTCACTTTCAATTTAGCTCGCGCACTTTCTGGTGCTGGAAAAGTTTCCGGTGAAACCATGGAAGGCAGTGAAGAAGCAATGAATTTCTACGGGCACAGAATTACGCTCGAAGAATACAGAAATGCCGTGAAAGATGATGGAACACTCTCTCGTCAACGTACACCTTTCGAACTTCAAGAGGAATTCAGACCAGCTCTTACAACTTGGATGGCTCAAAAGTTGGAAGACAAGTGTTTTGAAGCATTGGCATCTATCTCTGGAACAGTTTACGGTTCCGCTGATACCACCGCTAAAAACGCATGGAATGTAGCTCAGTCTGACCGTATTTTGTTCGGCGCTGCGACTTCTAACTACAGTGCAACGCATGCAACCGCACTTGCTACTATCGATACATCAAACGATCAACTAACAACCGCTCAAATTTCGCTAGCGAAAAGATTGGCTCAATTGTCTAATCCGATTGTTCGCCCAGTGAAAATTGAAAACGGTGAAGAATATTATGTAATGTTCGTGCATAACTACTGCGCTAGAGACCTTAAAAACTCTGACGCTTGGAAGAATGCCCAGCAATACGCTCGTGAGCGTGGTCTAGATAACCCAATCTTTACAGGGATGCTAGGCGTATGGGATGGGGTTATCTTAAAAGAAACTCCTAAATGCAAAATCATCACTGGTGTTGGTGCATCGTCTTCGAACGTTGCAATCAACTATCTGTGTGGTGCTCAAGCATTGCTCTATTGTCAGAGTTCCTATCCAGAAAACGGAAACAGCAAAGTAGTGCTCACAGAAAAACGATTCGATTACGATGTCCAACAAGGGATGCAAATCAAGTCAATCTGGGCGCATGCAAAAGCTGAATTTAACAGCAAGCAACACGGGGTTGTCTCTGTGTTTTCGTCAGCAGTTACAGATTAATTAAAAGCTTACGTTATGGGAATACCGTAAGAACGGATGCGTAGGGCGGGGGGTGTAAAAACTCCCTGCCCTATAAATAAAAACTAAAGGAAGTATGAAAAAGGTTCAGTATATCGGTCAAAAATTAAAGGGCATCACGGTACAATTACCTATCGGATGCCAATCAAGATCCGCATTTAAGGGCTCTATCTTTTTCGCTCCATTTGCGGACATGCAAGACGCTGATGCTGACGCATTAGTGAGTATTGATCCTAACTTTAAGATTTTTTCCGAAGAAGAGACGCTTAAAAAGCGCGGCCCTAAAAAGAAAGTAGAATAAATTGCCTAATAGCGATTCGACAATCACTAGAACAGAATTAATTAAGAGGTCATTTCGTGGTATTGGCGTTAAAAACCCTACCACGCGTGATTTGTCTGATGCCGTGGGACTTCTTAACGCTGTTTTAAAGGAGTTAGATTCAGAAGGCAGATGGCTGTGGGCTATTTCAAATACCATCACAGCTCTGACGCTTGCTGCATCTACTCGTAGTTATTCTGTGGGAACTGCACCTACTGGAATTGCATCAAACATTATGGCGCTAGAAACTTTCGAACTAGTTCAAGGGACGAGCTACACGCCGCTGAGAATCATCGAAAAAACAGAAGCACTTACAACAACGCTTAGAGAAGGTGTTGGCACTCCCTCACTTGTGTACTTAGAAAAAGCTCCGGTGATGACAAATCAAAAGATTCATATCTTTCAAACTCCTGGTGCTGGCTATACGGCTCAGTACACATATCGCCGCCGTTTGTATGATTTTGATAATGCGTCAGACAATCCAGATTTCCCACAAGAATGGGAACAAAAATTAGTTAAGATTTTGCGCTCCGAACTAGCGCCCGAGTACGGGATTCCGTTAGACGAGCGATCACTTCTTATGATGGAAGCTGAAAAAGCAAAACTACAAAGTTTGTCGAACAACTCAGAAACTAGTGATCCTAGCTCAATAGTGACTACTTATTTTTAAAAGGAGAAAAAATAAATGAAACGTTTTTTAATGGTTATGGTGCTGGTGACAAATGCAGCAATGGCAACACATAGTTTTAGGTTAATCACATCTGGGAGTTCCGCAATCCCGTCAACTTATGGTTCCTCTGGCGGTTCTTCATGGAACATTATCCGAGATGAAAATTACGGAAGAATTGAGAATAAGGGTTTCTACTCTGTATGCGTAATGAATGAAGCGACTACCGGATTAGCACTATCCACCGCCCCATATAGCGTCAGAGATTCGGCAGTAAATCAGACGCCAGGTTTAGTCGGAACTAATCTTTACGTCCCCGCTTCAACTAACAGATGCAAAGACATCATGTTAAATGGCGCTCTGTATATCAGAAGCGTCACCGGAAACTTTATTACGAGCGGCACTATTTCTGGCGAAATTGATCCTGCAAAAAACTAAAGAGGCAATCCGATGTCAGTCAATCCAATGGTCTACATAGCGACTAGCTTAAATATAACTGCGGTGACGGTGTATGCCACATCAGGCGCATTCGAAAGTGCAAAAGGTAGTGCGGCAGCTAATGGAGATGTATTTTTAGATTCAACTCTTAATGCGCTACGTGCTTATGTGAATGGATCATGGCGAACCCTCACAGTTAGTCCACCAACGATTCAAACATTCTTAAGCGGTAGCGGTACATATACGCTTCCAACTGGTGTTTCCTATATTCGTGTCAGAATGTCTGGCGGCGGTGGTGCGGGTAGCGGTGGCGGTCAAATCAGTGCTATGGGTGCGGGTGGCAATGGCAATTCTTCTACTTTTGGCTCATCACTTTTAACGGCGGCAGGCGGTGTGGGCGGTGGAATTAATATTGGCGGCGGCGGTGTGGGCGGTGCGGCGACTATTAATTCACCTGCAATAGGAAATGGATTTTCAGGCGGTACTGGCGGTTTAGCTGGAAGCGCATCGGCCTCGGTTCTTATACCTGGTGGGATGGGTGGTTCGAATATTTTAGGCGGTGGTGGAGCGCCCGCAGGGAGTGGCGGTGGTAATGCGGGAACCACCAATACTGGTGCGGGTGGCAGTGGCGGCTCTCACGGGAATTTCGGTGCGATACAGTTATTTTCAGGTAGTGGCGGCGGTGCGGGGGCATACATAGATGCATTAATCACTTCACCTTCGGCTACCTATTCCTATGCAGTCGGAGCGGCCAGCACGGCTGGATATGCCGGAATTAACGGGGCGGCGGGTGGCGGTGGCGCTGCGGGATTTATCGAAGTAACTGAATATTATTACTAACGGAGTTAATTAAATGGCAATTATAATTGAAAGCGGATTAGCAGCAGACGAT